GGCGCTGTGGGCGGAATCGTTACTGCTGTATGGCGCGGCATACGCAGTTATCGCACCAAACGCGTATGGCGTCAAAAAGCTGGTCTATTGTCACCCGTCTACAATCCGCGTGCAATATGCGGATAGTGGCCAGGTGGCGGGGTTTGAACGACGCACTGTCTCGCCAAACGGCACGTCGCGCATAGAGGCAATACCCCCCGAAAGCATGGCCTGGTGCTGGTGGACAGATGCGAGCGTTGAGGTTGGGCCGTCTCAACACACGCCCGTGACCGCAGCTTTGCGCGCCGCGGGTGTGCGGGCTGGGATGCAAGCGTTCCTGGACGCGTATTTTCAGCGCGGCGCCGTGCGCTCCACGCTCATCACCGTGCCAACCGTCACGCCAGAGCCGGAACGGCGGCGGTTGCAGGCGTGGTGGGACGATTTTATTTCCGGCGTGCGCAACGCTTTTCGCGGGCGGGTGTTTTCAGCCGACGTCAAGCCCGTCACGATTGGCGACGGGTTGGACGCGTTGGGTCAGTCAGAGCTGGACGCGGCGACACGGGATGAGATTTTAGCCGCGCTTGGCGTGCCTGCATCTTTGGTCTATGCCAACGCCGCCAACTACGCCACAGCGCAGCAAGACGCGAAGAATTTGCTGCTCTACGCCGCAATTCCTGACGCGCAGCGCATCGCCGAGGCGCTTAACGCCACAGTTTTTGAGCGCCGCGGATTGCGTTTTGAGTTTCGGCCTGAGTCGCTGGAAGTCATGCAGCAGGAAGAGCAAGACCGGTCGGGCGCTCTGCTTAACTACGTCAACGCGGGTATCCGCCCGTCTGTTGCCGCGCAAATCTTGGGTATTGAGCTGCCCGCGGGTATGGACTACAGCGCGCTTGACCCTGAGCCGGAGCCGGAGCCGCAACCTGAGCAGCCAGAGCAGCCTGAGCCACAGCCTGACATGCGCGCAATTGTTGAGCTGGGACAGTGGGAGCGCAAAGCGATTAACTCGCTGGCGCGTGGCAAGACTGCACTTGTGCCGTTCGATGCGGTTTACCTGGGCGAGGCCACCTGTGCCGCTATCACCCGCAGTCTGGCCGGATGCGCCACACCCGAGCATGTTCGCGCTGTGTTTGCAGGGGCGCGGGACGGGTTGGGCGCTCCGCGTCAGGACGAGGTCACGCAACTACTGGAGGCGCTAAGATGATTACGCAGCGTCAGGCGTCAGTACTGCGCGCCATTGTGCGCGACCGGCGCGAGCCAGGCCGCCGCGAGAAGCTGCGCGTCCAACTGCGGATGGCAGCCGTCATCCGCAAGCTGTTTTTGGCGCAGCGCGAGCGCATCGCCGCCTGGGCGCAGACGCTCAAGGCATTGCCGGATGTCCCACCTGGCTTGCTCGATGCGGATGATGCTGAGCTGGTGCTCGCGCTCATCGAGGGACTGACGGGCGGCATCGCGCTGACAGCGCAGCAGGTGAGACTAGATGCAGACTGGACGAGGGCCAACACCCGCGCTAGTCGTTGGGCGCGGCAGTATGTCGGACAGCTCATCCGGGAGATTAACAGCACGACGCTGGACGCTGTGCGTCAGGCAGTCGCGCTGTATGTTGAGACGCCAGGCATGGAGATTGGCGACCTGATGCGCCTGTTGCCCTTTGACGCGGAACGCGCGCTGCGGATTGCGGTGACTGAGACGACCCGCGCGTTTGCCCAGGGCCAGGCGGCGGCCAGGGATGAGCTGCGCGAGCAGTTTCCAGACGTTGTCGTTGAGACAGTCTGGCACACGAACAACGACGACATTGTTTGTGACGTGTGCGGGCCGCTGGACGGGCGAGCCGTTGACGATGACACCATCCCGCCAGCTCATCCGAATTGCCGCTGTTGGATTAGTGTGAACACGCGTATTGAGCGGAGGCGGGCATGACGCTACACATAGACCTGACTGAGTTTGAGCGCTTTCGGCGTCAGCTTGAGCGGATGGGTAGTCAGTACCAGCAGACACTCGCAGCAGCAGGGCGCGAGGCGGCTCAGGACATTCTCAACCAACGCGGCATCCAGGCATACCCGCCAGCGACAGAGGCCAACCGGCCAGGGCGCACGGTTGAGGTGGAGTTTGGTAATGGTCGGGTGGTCACGTTCCGGCGGGCGTACTACATTCGCGGGCGGGGCCTCATGGTGCCGCGCCGCGGCGGGCGTTGGGAGCTGCAGCCAGTATCGGAAACATACGGCAAGCGCTGGACGGTTGCAACGGACGGATACGTGACACGGGTCAGCAACAACGCCAGCTACGCCCAATATTTGGGGGGTGATGAGCAGCCAGAGTGGATGAGGGCTATCGGATGGCGCAAACTCACGGATGTTGCTAGAGAGCGCGCAGAGGCCATCAGGAGGGTTTTTGAGGCCTGGATACGCCGCCTCATCGATAAAAATGGCCTTTAGCACAAAATAGGCCGAAATTCGGCTTCCTACAATGCATTCTAAGGCCTCTAGGAAGCCCTACAATCAACGATGTTTCGTGGGGTATATAAACATACCCCCTGTTTTTCGTGATTTTTGCAAATCAGACCCCCACCCATGGGGGTACACCCCCATATTTTGCCACCCACCCCCCAGGGACAGGGGGCAAAAATCGTAAAATTGTCTAGGAAATCGCGCGGAATTTTTCAACACAAGCCTTCCTAGGGGCTTGTTTTTTGGCGAAATCCGTGTTATACTGACACTGCCACAGGGCGGATGCCAGAGGCCACACGGCGGCAGACTTAACCCACTAGTCTGCCGCCTATTAATTTTCGGAGGTGAGGATGAGCGAAACAAAGGCGGGAAACCGTAACAACTCAGAAGACAGGCAGCGTATCCGGCGGGTGCGGCAGCTGGCGCGAGAGATTGACGCGCTGACGCTGGAGCTGGAGCCCACCGACAGTGACGAGCCCACGCCAGCACCGGAGGTCATCGTTATCGCTGCGCCGGTCAAAGCCGTGCCGACCGAGGACGGCCTGGCGGTGAGTGGGTATCTCGTGCGCTATAGCAGCGCCGACGACCCTGACCTGGAGGGCGACTACTTCGCACCCGACACGGATTTTGGCGACGCTCAGGCCGTGCCGGTGTATTTTAATCATCGGCAACCTGTTTCGGATGGCAAAACTGCTGTGTCGTATCGCTCGCGGATTGGCACAGCGACTGTCACACGGGACGAGGCGGGCCTGTTTGCGGAGGTGGTGCTGCGCGCTCGCAACGCATATGAGCGCGCAATCGCTCGCCTGGCGGAGATGGGCGCGTTGTCCTGGTCGTCTGGGAGCGCCGGACATCTGGTTGACCGCGAGCAGGATGGCAAATCGCATCGCATTGTGTCGTGGCCGATAGTGGAGGCGTCTCTGACCCCCACCCCTGCCGAGCCGCGTAACATCGTAACAGCCGCCAAATCACTGATGGATGCTCTAGAGACCGCGGACGCGGTGGAGCAGGCATCAGAGACGGGCGGCGAGCAACAATCACAATCAATCGTTGAGGAGGAATCCATGGAAATTGAGCAACTGACCGAGCAGGTCAAGACACTGAGTGAGCAGGTGCGCACGCTGACTGACACCATCCAGCGCGCACCGGCATCTGTATCTGTGACGCGAGATGAGGGAGACCAGCCCTGGGCGTCGGATGGTGAGTTTTTCAAGGCGGTTCGAACCGCCGCGCTGACCGGCCGCGTTGACCCACGACTTGCCGCGAAAGCCAGCGGGGCGAACGAAACCACCCCATCGGAAGGCGGCTTTTTGCTGCCGAACAACGCACTTTCGGCGATTGCTGAGCGCATGCACAATCAGGGCGCGATCCTGTCGCGTGTCTCGCGCGACGTTGTCGCCGGAAACGGGATGGACTATTGGGGCGTAGATGAGACCAGTCGCGCTAGCGGATCTCGATGGGGCGGCGTACTCGGCTACTGGGTGGCCGAGGGCGGAACCATCACCGCAACGAAACCGGCCTGGCGGCGTCTGTCCCTCAAACTCAACAAAGTCGCCGCGGCTTGCTACGCAACGTCAGAGCTGCTTGACGATCAAACCGCGCTGCAGGCATGGCTGACTCGCACGGTACCACAGGAGCTTGTGTTCCAGCTTGAGGATGCGATTTACGAGGGCAACGGCACCGGAAAACCGCTGGGTATCATGTCCTCTCCGGCGCTTGTCTCCGTCGCCCGTACCGATGCGAACAAGGTGCAAGCGGCCGATATCTGGAACATGTACTCTCGGCGCTGGATCGGCGGTCGCTACGTCTGGCTGATCAACCAGGCGGTTTGGGCGCAGCTGTACGCCCTCGGCAACACCTACGAGAGCTTTTTCATCGGCCCAAACGGCATGTCGGCGCAGCCTTTCGCAACGCTGATGGGTTTGCCGGTCGTCGAGGTTGAGTACGCGTCGGCACTCGGCACGACTGGGGATATCGTGTTGGCCGATCTGAGCCAGTACCAGCTAATCGAGAAGGCGGGCGGTATCCAGGCTGCAACTAGTATCCATGTTCAGTTCCTGACCGATGAGCAGGTGTTCCGCTTCACGATGCGCGCCGATGGTGCCCCACTCTGGAGCGCGCCGCTGACCCCGTTCAAGGGATCTTCGACGGTCAGCCCGTTTGTTACCCTCTCTACGTCTAGCTAGCTAACGGAGGTTATCATGGACATCGGAACAATTATTAATCCCGTCCCGCTGCTCTCGCCGCAGGACATCGCAAACGCAACGACCGCTACGCCGTTCGTCAATCTCAAAACCGCGCAGGCGCTGACGTTCCAGGTGCAGTTCGGCACGGTTACGAGCGCAAGCGCCGATCAGAACATCACCGTTACCGTCGAGGCGTCATCCGCCGCGGCAACCGGCGCGGAAGTCGCTATTGCGTTTCGGTATCAATTGAGCGGAGCAGTCGGCAGCAACTCGCTTGGCGCACTGACAAACGCGACGTCATCCGGCGTGACCGTGGCCAGTACCGATGACAACAAAACGCTATGGGTCTTTCTCGATCCCACCGCCGCGCTTGCCAGTCTCGCGGACGCGCAGTATGCGCGTGTTGTCATCGCGCCAGACGCGGGCTACACCGTGTGCCTGGTTGCCGCAAACGCTTATATCGAGACGCGCTATCAGCAGGTAACGCCGGTTAGCGCCACGTGATGAGGAGCGGGTAGACATGCGCAAACTCGCGATTGTTGGAACGCATCCAGACACCAGGCAGTCGGCACCTTTTGATGACCCGAATTTTGAGATTTGGGTCTTCAACGAGGCCCCACAATCGGACTGGTGCAAACGTTGGGATGTATGCTTCCAGCTTCACCGGCCCGAGGTGTACCGATCTGCGCACAACATGGTACGTACCGATCACTGGCAGTGGCTGCAGCAGTCGCATGGGGAGCGCATCATCTACATGCAGAGCGTAGACCCCGCCGTCCCCAACTCATGCGCCTACCCGCTAGAGCAGGTCGCTGAGCGTTGGGGGCGGCGGATGCTCACATCATCCGCCGCGTACGCGCTGGCGCTGGCGCTGTTGCGAGGGTATCAGCGCATCGAGGTGTATGGCATTGAGCTGAGCAGCAACACTGAGTACAGCTATCAGTTGCCAGGATGGGCGTACTGGGTCGGGTTGGCGACAGGCGCGGGTGTGGACGTTGTTTTGCGCAGCGGCGAGCGGCAATTTTCCGCGCCGCTCTACGGGTACGAGGGCGAGCGGCAGATAGACAGAGCTGAGTACGTGTCTGACGCTGCCGAGTTGGAGCGCGTGCACGCAGAGGATGAGCGCGCCCTGATGCGCGCTCGCTCGCGCCTGGCCGACGCCATCACGGAGCGCAGAACCGAACGCGTTACAGACGCGCTCAACGCAGCGTTCCAACTGGCCGCCGATAGCGGGCGCAGCTCTGGGCAGCTGGCTGAGGCGGAGCGCTACATGACGCGAGACGACATCATCCCGCGTCAGGAATTTGAGCGCCGCGCCGCAGCTGCTCAGTCTGACGCTGACACCCTGCGCGCCCAGGCGTACGTCGCTCTTGGGCGGTGCGAGTATGTGTACAACGTTTGGGCGCAGACGTTGGCGCCGGAGGCAGCAGCGCAGCTGCGCAAGCTCAGCGATGCAGCACTATCGCTGAGTTATGACGCGGGCGCTCATCTGGGCATCGCCGCGCAAAACCTCGCGTACATGGCGCGGTATGATGAGCTAGTGCAGGCGCTGGGCGGGCAACGCGCAGTGTCTGCGATGGAGGATGTGCATGGCTAGTTATGCAAGTGTCGCAAATTTTAGAGCTGCGATTGACACGGGTACAACGGACGCGACGGATGACGCATACATCCAGACGCTGCTAGATGCTGCGACTGCGCTGATTGATGCGATGACCGGACGGCACTTTTCGGCAGTCTCTGCAACGCGGCGCTATGACGTGCCGCAGTCGCGCAGGCTGTGGCTGGATGCGGACCTGTTGACCGCGACCAGTATCGCGAACGGCGACGGGTC